CTGTAACCCGCTCATGTGAGATTACCTGACAAGATGCAGTAAGACGGATTAATGAAAAGGACATTGGCGATACCACGAGTAGAAAGTGTCAAACTAGCTCGGTCGGTATTGGTTCCAGCAAGGTACGCCGTTGTAATCGGGCAGTTAATGCTGATGTTGCCAGTCGTATCGTTGTAGATAGAGATAGCATTACCTGCCGTGAACGTGTTATTGGGTACCGTGATACTGCCGCCCGAACCGACCGTGACGAACTCGCCAACGTCAGAGACAGTCAAAGTGTAGGCCGAGGTCTTTGCAGCACCGGCTGATGGGATGTCACGGACGTTACCCGCAACGTCAGAAATAGTTCCTGATACAGCAAGTGTGGTGCTAGGAGAAGTCGTTTTAATCCCGACGTTGCCGGTAGACGTAGCAATACGCATACGCTCCGTTCCATCGGTGGCAAGCACAAGGTTATAGCCGTTGTTAGTGGTAAACGACGCAATAGAGTCATCACCCATTGCAACACCCAGCGCATTGGTGCCGCTGTTCTGCCACATCTCAATAAAATTACCAGCGTCGTTTCCCCATGTGGCGGGAGCGTCAAAGTTGTTAGTTACTCTATACGATATACTTGCCGTACCAATTCCCACATTCCCCGCAAAATAATTCGCTGCCGTCCCGTTTGCATAGAAGTTCCAGCGGTTAGAGCCAGAGGCGATGTTGCTGTAGAAGCCGTAGTTGTTGGTGGCAGATGTCATTGCATCTGCAAAAAACCCATAATTATTAGTAAGCGTGGCGCCAGAGCCTAATGTGACGTTGGCTGCTCCATACTGATAAACATTTGTTGTTGCTGTAGATGCGGCAATTGACGGAAGCGAACGAAAAACGTAAGCACTACTCGTAATGGCGCTAGGCACTTCCATTGCTACGGCTATGCCGTTTGTGTTGGTGTTGCCGCCTAAAACCGGGAAACTTCCCAGCAATTGAGTTTTTACGTTGCCGCCCGCCGTCCCGCCGATCCCGACGTTGCCCGACGTATCGCTAATAACAATCGCCGCCGTGCCGTCCTTTGCCTTGACGTTCGTAACTTCTACGTTGGTAGCGTCAAGAGTCGTAACCGTTAAACTGCTCGGAATCCCGGTCAGATAACTCGTTGCCTCAACAATATCCGTACCATTCGACACCAAGATGACCTTGGCACCGGCTGCAACAGAGACGCCGGTCTGACCAGCAACTTTGACGGTCACTGCGCCTGAAGCGTTGTTATAGATGAAGTAGAGTTTCTTGTTAGACGGCACGATCAGGTTTGTGCTGGCCCCACCGGTTCCCGTCAGTTCGATGAACATGTTACGGGCGACACCGGTCGCGCCGTTCGGGATCGTGATGGTCGTGTCAGTGCCGGTCGATACGGCCTGAGTGACGTAACCTGAGATGGCTTGCTCAATGAGCGTGCCGAGGTTCGTATTAGTGGTGTTACCCCACGTACCGGCTTGGTCGCCCGTGCCGATCAGTTCAAGGGCCAAATTAGTTGAATATGTACTAGCCATCTTTAGTTACCTCACGCCGCGATTTGCGTCCAGTTCGCGTTCTGGTTTGTATTAATTAAGCCCCATACGTTAGCAGCGGGCGATTGAGAACCAATACTACCTATCGCAGAAACCCCTGTAACCGGGTATGCAACTTCAACACTTACCGTACCGACCGCGCCTGTTCCGGACACTCCGGTGACGAGGTATATAGAGTTCTGAACCGCATCGCCAAGTTCAGCAGTACCTGCAACAGCTGTAACAGCCAGAATCTGATCTGTTACGAACGATAGCGTCCCGGTCTCTCCAGTTGCCTCAAGTCCGGTTACAGCCAGAACTTGATCAGTGAAGACCGCTACATCGCCTAGTTCACCGGTCGCTGCGAGTCCAGTAATAACCTGAGTGTGCCCAGAGATAACAGTAAAGTTACCAATCTGGAATGTGCCCTCAACTCCCGTAACCGACAAAATCTGATCAGTGACAAGCGATACCGTACCAATCTGTCCAGACGCCGAAACGCCTGTAACCGGTACGATAAGTTCAAGGAAGACCGTTACATCGCCAGTCTCACCTGTTCCTACAACACCATCTTCAATAACAATGGCATCAGCAACGACAACTTCATCACTCAGAATTGCCTGAGCTTCTAGCCCTGTGACAAGAATGACCTGATCGGTATTAACAAATACCGTACCGAGTTCACCCGTCGCCCCAAGGCCGGTGACTGCAATAACCTGATCTGTGACAAGCGCAACAGTGCCTACCTCACCGGTACCGGTGAAGCTTACAGAAGCTGTGCCCCAACCACCTTCGCCCCATCCTGTAATGGAGTTCCAGCCGTCAAGGGCTACCACTACGTCTGTCACAGACGTAGCCTACTTAGGCGATGCGAAGGATCGCAGTCGAAGCAGCAGCAGCCGGGAACTGGATGGTGAAGTTACCAGCCGTGGAGGTCTTGTCACCGCCAAAAGCCAGAACCGCAACAGCCTTGTTACCTTGCGTAGCGTTGTAGATCAACGCACCGTTCGCCGTGATCGTCGCGCTCGGGAAGGTCAAGTCATCGAAGTCGATGAAAGACGTTGTGCCCGATGAAGTCGGAGCCTGCGAGATCGTCAGCGTCAAGCCGCCAGCCGGGTAGTTCGTACCAGACGAGGACACTTCATCCGTCGTGCTATACGCCGTGGTAGCAGCACCCAACGTGGCCGAAGAAGTGAACAGCGCAAGCTTGAACACATCCGCAGCCGCCGAAGCGCGAACGACACCTGAACCAAAATTGTGTACGCCCTCAAGGATTTGAACCTTGAAGCTCGTCGCCATTGCCTGAGTAATAGCCATTATAGGTCTCCAATTAAATGTGCAATTTCCGAATAACCCTGTTTATCTAGCTTCTTGCATATTTCCTTACGCTCAGCCTCTTGTGCTTCACTAAGGTACTTAACAAGCCAATAGTGCAGGGCTTCTTTCGTATCAACGCTGAGAATACGGTTGGCCGCACGCTCTGCGATCTCATCTACAGTATGCCCGCGATGATCCGTGGTCTGTACAAAGACATCACCAATTTCTGTACTTCCGTTAAACATCAAGTCACCGGAATCCTAACTTGTCCAGAACGATACGCATCCTGACGATCCAGACCGTCGCCAAGACGTTTGAGGAGTGCTAATGACTCCTGATACTTATTCTCGTAGTACTGCATTAAATCGGGATCACCTTTGAGATACGTGTAGCCCTCACGGATACAGCCGTAAAGAAGTACCGTCTCAAAGTTATCGCTCAACCACGTATTACCTACGTTCACGATAGACGCCGGGTAATAGTAGTAATGCAGTTCAGCCGTATATGCCTGATCGGGAGTCGGCCCAAGGATCATGGTGTTGTCGTCCCAGATCGCGTAGTACTTGGGCTTGCCATAACTATTCGGCGGCGGATACGCAGCGCGGATGTAGTTCACATCCTTGTTCAGCAAGTACTCGTACTCGCCCGTGATCGGGTCAATCACGGCCAGCGAAAACGTCGAGAGCCAGTCCGAGGGCAACTGGAAGTACGGGAAAGTATTCGTCATCGTTCCCGTGACGTTCTTACGGATGGCCGGGATTTGAACGGAGTTGTAAATCCGCTCTTCAGCTAACTGCACAAAAGTCGGGATATTAGCCACGAAGCTCTGCTCCGTAGACTCACAGTAATCCTGAATCAGTGTAGAAAGCTGCGTGTAATTCACGGCGACCAGCCCGACCTGTACTTGGCGTTGTTCTCAAGATTGATCTGCGACACGAACTTCTTACCCTTCGTCGCAGCACCAGCACCCTTCATATCCATGTGGGTGACGCCCTTGTTCACATCCTTCTCCGGGTAGCCATTACGCCCCGTCGAGTCGGTGTTCGGTCGGATTTTGCCGGGATTTAATTCTTTCATGGCACTTACCTCGGGCCAGAGGACTTACGGACGGGGCTGCGTTGGTTCATCACCTTCGCCATATTCCGGCCATATTTCTTCATCTCGCTGTTGGTCTTGCCACCAGCACGAAAGCCCTTAGCGTTTTTGCCGTGGGCCTTGTTCGCCGGAAGTTTGGCGTGTTCCTTCAAAGTCATAGCCATCTCAGTCTCCTAGGTCGTAACGACCGTCACCGTTCCTACTTCACCGAACGGCGCTAAATCATTAGGCGTCAGTCCGGCATCATCCGCTCTGGCCCCGCCCACGGGTGCCCAGCCCCATTGTATCTGACGGCTACCATTGGCACCGTCATTACCGACCGCAAAGTAACTCGTGTCCGGTCTCGGGTTCCGTAGAGCCTGCGGGTCATCCACAGGATACAGACCAAGAGACAACTGGGGTTGGTCAGGCTCCCAGCACTCCGGACAGACCAAGATATTCACGTTCTTGGTCTTGATCACAATCGACTTCAACTGGCGCAGTTTGTACTGAAACCCGCACCGGTCGCACATCGCAATCGCGTGTTTGCCACTTGCAAACCTGTTTGGCATTAGTAACCACCCAAGAAGCTCTCACGTGGGACAAACCGAACCGCCGCCTTTTCCCGGTCCTCGCCTGCCGCCAAATCCCAAGCTTCGTTGTATTCAGCCTTCAGCAGTGCCGTGCGTTCCGCCGCACCGGGAATCTTCATCGACAGCATGTAGGCCAGCCCCGCTACCATGCAGGGCAAGAACCGAAACGGGATATCCTGTCCGTTCACACCCGTACCGGGGTCAAACATCCGGCGCAGGCGGGTGTAGTACAGAATCCAAGTCGTGCTGTTATCGGGCTTCGGCCACACCGTAAATTGCGGGTAGACAATCACATTATCCGCACCCGTGGCACCCGTACGACGATTGATCCAAATCTGAATCGGGCGACCCGTCGCATTCTTGTTCGGGATGGAGACGTAGGTACTGGACGAAATGCGTGAGATATTGATGTCCTGCTGATTCGTACCAGACCCAGTCCGGATCACATGGTCCAGCAGGTCTACCGTATCTACCGGCAGATCATACGTACCGACGTTGTAGGTCAGCGTCTTGGTGCCTTCCTCTAGCGTCCAGAGGTTGATACCCCGATTAGCCCAGTCCATCAGAAGCAAGGCAAGACTACGCTTCGACGTACGGAAGTCGTAACCCGTACGCAGCTCAGCGCCACAACGCTCGTAAGCTTCCTCAATGATGGTATTGAGGTCGAGGTTAAAGTCGGTTGTAGCTGTAGTCTTGTCAGCCATTACTTCCTCGCTGTCACTACGTCGTCACCTTTGGTGACGGTGACATGATCGCCTTCTACATCAACCCGCATCGGCTGTTCCTTTCGGTCCAGCTTATCGAGCTTCTTGATG